GAGTTTCAACAAGACACACAAGCACAAGGTGTTTTACTAAACAAACAATCAAACAATGCAAATATTCCTGTTGTGTATGGAACAAGAAAAGTTGGTGGTGTTAGAGTATTCTTAGAAACAAGTGGCTCAGATAATCAATATTTATATGGTGCTTTGGTCATGTGCGAAGGAGAAATAAACGCAATAAATAGTATTATTGTTGATGATAATACTGTGACTTTTAGTGGATCATTTGCACATGGAACAACAATTACATCAAATGATAGTAGGTTTGGAACAAACATAAGAATACAACCTTTTTTTGGCACAGACGATCAAGTTGCATCATCATTATTGACAACACTTTCTTCATGGACATCAAACCATAGATTGAGAGGTCTTTGTTATCTTGCATTTAGAATAGAGTGGTCTAATGATTTGTTTACAGGTATTCCAAACATACAAGCAATAATACAAGGAAGAAAAATATCTACATTTGACTCTAGTAGTAATGAAACTACAGGGCAATTTTCAACAAATCCTGCTTTTTGTTTATTAGATTATTTAAGAAATGAAAGATTTGGAAAAGGTATTCCAATAGGTGATATTGACATACCAAGTTTTTATACTGCATCTCAAGTAGCAGTCACACAAGTCACACCATTTTCTGGGGGATCACAAATAAATCTTTTTGATTGTAATGCTGTTATTGATACAGGGCAGAAACTAATTGACAATACAAGAACAATACTCAAAGGCATGAGAGGGTTTTTACCTTATACGCAAGGTAAATATAAATTAATCATTGAAACTACAGGATCAAGTGTACTTACTTTAAATGAAGATAATATCATTGGTGGCATACAAGTATCGTCATCAAGAAAAAATGAAAAATTTAATAGAGTGCAAGTAAACTTTGTCAATCCAGATAAAAACTTTCAATCTGATACAATAGTCTATGATACAGACCACAGCACATTAAAAACAGCAGATGGTGGATTTTTACAAGAGGGAGTAGTTGATTTACCAACTATTACTAACCCATATCAAGCATTAGAGTTTGGTGAGATTGTTTTGAAAAGAAGTAGAGATAATCTTGGTTTACAACTTACTGCAAACTATCAAGCTATGAACTTAGCCATAGGAGATCTTGTTGCTGTGACTCATTCTATTACAGGTTTTAGTTCTAAGGTATTCAGAGTCATGGGTATGGCAATCAATCCATCATTTGAAGTTTCATTATCACTTATTGAACATGATGATAGTTGGTACACATTCTCAGAAAAAACAGAAGTTGCATCTGTTCCAAATACATCATTTCCAAATCCATTTACAGTTCAAGCACCTGCATCAATTACATTAACTGATGAATTAATTGAATATTCAGAGGGTATTGTTATTACAAGATTAAACATAGTCATTGGTGCATCTACAGATAATTTTGTTCAATATTATGTTGTCGAAGCAAAAAAAAGCACAGAAACAAATTTTAAAATAATTGGTCAAGGCACAGAATTAAACTATGAAATGTTGAATGTGGTTGATGATATTACTTATGAAGTGAGATGTAGAGCCATCAATACACTTGGAGTATCTTCTTCATCTATTACTGCAAGTAGAAAAATTGTTGGTGCTACAGAACCACCAAATGATGTGCAAAACTTTTCAGTAAATATGCTTGGTAGTTCACAGATGCAGTTGAATTGGGATGCAAACACAGACTTAGATATATCATTCTATGAGATAAGATATCAAAATGTGACATCAAATGCACAATGGAATAAGTCAGTGAATTGGCTACAAGTTCCTAGAACATCTGGAACATCAATTACAACTAATACAAGAAGTGGTGCATTTCTCATCAAAGCTGTAGATAAATTAGGTAATGAAAGCAACAATGCTACAGTAATTTTTTCAAATATTGCACAGATAACAGAAAACTTTAAAGACATACAAACACTTACAGAAGATATTACAGCAGGAACATTTGATGGAGATGTTGCATTAACAGATAGTAGTGGCACTAATTCTATAGTCTTAGATACTAAAAATGATTTTGATGATTTGACAGGAAACTTTGATGATGCTTCTGGTGATTTTGATTTGGGTGGTGCTGATAATAATATTGATGATGAAGGATTTTACACTTTAGCACAAACACTTTCATTTTCTGATATTTATGATGTTTCATTTATCAAAAGTATTACGATAGATCAAATAGAAGATCCATACGATTTATTTGATGATGGTAGAGGTGCAACTTTATTTGATTCGGCTAGAGCGCCGTTTGATGGTAATGATCCCACCAATGCAACAGCACAACTTCAAATATCTACTTCAACCACATCTCTAGATAACGCAACATCATTTCAACCAATGAATACCTCTACTTCATTCAAGGGGAGATATTTTAAATTTAGACTTAGATTGGCAAACAAAAATAATAAAACAAGAGCATTTGTATCTGGTATATCTATTGATGTAAAAATGCAAAAAAGAACAGAAACAGGAGAGGATGTAGCTTCTGGAACTACTACCAAGACAGTCACATTTACTAATCCATTCTTTGCAATACCAAGCATAGGCATAGCTGCTCAAAACATGGCAACAGGAGATTTTTTTTCTATAAGTAATAAGTCAATTAGTGGATTTGATATTGTATTTCAAAATTCAAGTGGTAGTAATATAAATAGAACTTTTGATTTTGTTGCAATAGGTCATGGGTTGAAAAGTTCTTCATAATGAGGTAAAGAATAAAATATGAGTCAAGTATCAGATGTCAGCATAGCCAATCAAGGTTTTTCAGCTTTTAGAACAGAATTAAATAATATTTTAGGTGCATTAAATTCAATGCATTCTGGCACATCACGACCTGGATCAGCAACTACAGGAACAATATGGCTAGACACAACAAATTCTGGATCTAATTCATTAGAGATAAAATTTTTTGATGGCTCAGATGATATTACCTTTGCAACAGTCAATACTTCAGCAAATACAATAAATTTTACAGATAGCACAGTATCATTTGATATTGTGAATGATACATCACCCCAATTAGGTGCAGATCTCGATACAAATTCATTTAATATTAAAATAGATGATGCTCATGGTTTATTTGATGAAAACAATAATGAACAGCTTATACTTCAAACTACTGCAAGTGCAGTCAATTATGCTGAACTAACTAATGCCGCTACAGGAAATGATGTAGGTTTTTCAGTCACAGGAAGTGACACAAATGTTGGACTAGCTATTTCAACTAAAGGTAGTGGTAAAGTTAAATTTTCTGATAGTGCGTATTTTCCTACAGGAACATTAACTGATGGATCAACTATAAATTGGGATGTTCAAGCTAATCAAGTGGCTCAAGTGACATTGGCAGGAAATAGAACTTTTGCTGCACCTACAAATTTGGTAGATGGTGCATTTTATTGTTTAATTATTATTCAAGATGGCACAGGATCAAGAACTGCTACATTTAATTCTGTATTTAAATTTACAGGTGGAACTGCACCCACATTAACAACAACCGCAAGTGCGAGAGATATTTTAATTTTTCAAACAAATGGAACAAACCTTTATGAGGTAGGAAGGTCTTTAAATCCAAGCTAATGTTTGCACTAGTACAAGATGATGATTTTGTTAGAATAGTTAATTCTAATAAAGGAATTGAAATAAATGGTAATCAATATCCTAAAACAATTTATACATTATGGACACAAGCTGAGAGGGAAGCAATTGGCATATTTGAAGTTGTGTTGGACACAACTAATAAGAAAGACGAAGAATATTATATTAATACTGATGTTAGTTATTCCTATTCCTCTGGTGTTGTTAGTGGAAGTTGGGGAACTGCAACTGCAAAACCTTTAGATGATGTTTTGTGGGAAGATGGTGATGAAGATATGCCTAGTGATGTTTCAGTAGGTGATCTCAAATCTCATGGATTGAAACCAAAACACAAACAAATAGTAAACGATCAAGCGAACAGTTTATTATCTAAATATGATTGGTATGTAATTAGAAATACCGAAGATGACACCAAAACTATTCCTAGTGATGTTTCTACTTATAGAACTAATGTTAGAGCAAAGGCTAATGAAATGTGTACTCAGATTGATAACGCATCAACAGTAGATGCATTAAAAACATTATACGAATACACAGAACAAGATGATGGTACTTTTACAAGACCATTAGCTGAATTTCCAGAGGAACTATAAATGACTTTCCCTATTCTAGGTGGGAATGGTGCAGTTGCAGGATATGAGATTGATAATTCCCTCAGATTTAATGATGGTGATAGTCCAAGATTAACAAGAAGTCATTCAGCTTCAGCAAGTACTTTTACATATAGTACATGGGTAAAGAGAGGCACAATATCAAATAATTATCAATATTTTTTTTCGTATGAGGACTCAGGTGGCTCAGGTGCATCTGGTATAGGTTTTCATACTAGCACAGATACACTCTATTATTATAATGGTGCTTCTGGCATACAACAAACTTCAGCAGTTTTTCGTGATGTTTCAGCTTGGTATCATATAGTTTTAAAAGTCACTTCTAATACAGGAATATTATATGTAAATGGTGTAGAGGTAAAAACAGGTATTTCAGTGAGTAGTTTTACCTCTGGTGAAAATATGACTCTTGGAGTTTTTCAATATGGCTCTACCTTAGATTTTTATTTTGATGGCTATATGGCAGAAACATATCTTATTGATGGAACTGCAAAAGCACCTACAGATTTTGGTGAATTTGATTCTGATAGTGGTATCTGGAAACCCAAAGCATATTCTGGTAGCTATGGCACGAATGGATTTCATTTAGATTTTGAGGACAGTTCATCATTAGGAAATGATGTTAGTGGAAACAATAATGACTTTACTGCAACTAATTTAGCATCTACTGACCAAACAATTGATACACCAACTAATAATTGGTGTACCCTTAATGCACTTGATACACCAACTTCTGGAAGTACCTTTTCTGAAGGAAATCTTAAAATTGATACCAATACATCACAACAAGGATTTACAAGGTCTACATTCGCTGTATCACAAGGCAAATGGTATTTTGAGGCAAAAATTCTAACAGGAAATGTTAGAGAAGCTATTGGAATAACTTTAGTAAATATTGGTAATTTTGATTTAACTGGAAAGGTAGATTATTACAGTAGATATGGTCATATTTTAAAAGGTAATAGTTTAATAAGCACACAAGCAACTTATGGAAATAATGACAGAATTGGTGTCGCATTTAATTTAGACGATAACACTGTAGCTTTTTATAAAAATGGTTCATTACAAGATACAGTCACTTCAATAGATAGTGGAACTTATAGCCCAATGTACCGAGATGGTTCAGATGCTTATACTTGTGGTGCAATATTTAATTTTGGAAATAATGGAAGTTTTGCAGGAACGGAAACTGCACAAGGAAATGCAGATGATAATGGTTTTGGTGACTTCTATTATTCACCACCCTCTGGCTATCTTGCACTATGTACTCAAAACCTAGCAACTGCCTTATCCCCTACGATTGATGATGGAAGTGAGCATTTTAATATTGTTTTATGGAGTGGCAATAGTGTTGATGATAGAAGCATAACAGGAGTAGGATTTGCACCCGATTTAGTTTCTATAAAAAACAGAGATGCTTCAACAAATTTTTATTGGTATGACACTACAAGAGGTGCTGATAATCAATTATTATCTAATGCCACAAATTCTGAATCAACTATAACTAATAAATTACAAGCATTTGAATCTGATGGATTTCAATTAGGTACAAGTAGTGAAGTTAATTCTAGTTCAAATACTTATGTAGGTTGGTCTTGGAAAGCAGGAGGAACAACACCTTCTCAAACTTACACAGTCAAAGTAGTAAGTGATAGTGGTAATAAATATAGATTTGATGACTTTGGTACAAGTGCAGTCACACTAGATTTGCAAGAGGGTGGAACTTATACATTTGACCAATCCGATAGTTCTAATAGTGGACACCCACTAAGATTTTCTACAACTTCAGATGGAACGCATGGCAGTGGATATGAATATACCACAGGTGTCACCACAACAGGAACACCAGGAAGTGCAGGTGCAAAAACTGTTATCACAGTATCAGCATCAGCACCGACTCTATATTATTATTGTTCTGTTCATTCTGGAATGGGTGGACAAGCTAATACTAACTCTACACATGGCTCATCTAATTTTGCAGGAAGTATTCAAAGTGTTGCTCAAGCGAACACAACAGCAGGATTTAGTGTTGTGACTTGGACAGGTAGTGGCTCAAGTAATGAAACAGTAGGACATGGGCTTAGTTCCGCACCAACTTTTGTTATACAAAAACCAAGAAGTGAAGCAAGACATTGGATTATATGGTCAAACGCATTTGGCGATAATGATAAAGGAGCTTTATTTAATAATGAAACACCTGCTGATAATAGATTTGGTCCAAATGCACCTACTTCATCAGTTTTTGGATTATATGGTGGACAAGGTAATAGAGATGGAACTACATTTGTTGCGTATTGTTTCCATGATGTAGAAGGATACTCCAAATTCGGTAGTTATACAGGAAACGGAAGTAATGACGGAGCATTCGTTTATACAGGGTTTAGACCTGCTTTTGTGATGATTAAAAGAACTGATAGTTCATCTTCTTGGTCAATGAGAGATACAGCAAGAAGTCCATATAACTTAGTCACAAATAGAGTTTGGGCAGATTTATCTAATGCTGAAAGCACAAGTACAACAGAAACAATAGATATTTTATCAAATGGATTTAAAGCAAGAAATAATATAGGTGGAATAAACACATCTGGTGGCACATATATCTTCATGTCATTTGCAGAAAATCCATTTGTTTCTAGTTCTGGAGTGCCTGTGGTAGCAAGATGAGGAATGATTGGTTTTTATGGATATGTTCTTTTGCCTTAATAACCTTAGTTCTAGGTTTAGGATTTAGTAAAAAAACTTATGCTAATACAAATACAGTTTCTAATTCAACAGTCACAGTAGATAAGTCGCCAAGTTCAGCAAATGCACCATCTATAAATTCTGTTAATAGTTTTATTTGTCGTAGTGGTATTTCTGGAAGTGTGCAATCATCTGTTATTGGTGTT